CAGTTTATAGAACTCCTTCGTCGGAGGGGACATGTCCTTATAACCCTGACCGAAAGGCACGACGGTAAAGCCCATGCCCTCCAGATCCTGCGTCATCTGCACCGCACCCCATCGGTCGAAAGCGATCTCAAGAATATGGTACTGCGTGCCCAGGTCCTCGATAAACTTCTCGATGAAATCGTAGTGGATCACGTTGCCCTCGGTGGCATTCAGGTAGCCCTGCTTATACCAGACATCGTATGGAACCGAGGCCCGGCGCACGCGGAGCGGGATCGTGTCCTCCGGAATCCAGAAGAACGGCAGCATGATGTATTTCTCTGTCTCATCACGCGGCGGGAACATGAGTACGAAAGCGGTGATGTCGCCGGTGCTGGAGAGGTCCAGCCCGCCATAACAGTCGCGGCCCTTCAGCGCCTCCATGTCGATCGGGACATTGCCCAGATCGTATACCTGCTCCGGGATGAAGCGGGTCAGGGACGATACCCACATGTTAAGCCGGAGCTGCTTGAATACATTCTCCTCGGCGGGGTTATCGATTGCCTCCTGAAACATCTCCCGGACACGTTCGATCTGGATCGTCTGCCCGAGGGACGGATTGGCCTTGTACCAGTTTCGCTCATCGGTCCAGTCCTCATCATCGGCAAGCCCGTACACGACCGGATAAAACGTGTGGTCGATCTTCCTGCCCGCCATGATATCCAGCGCTTTCATATGGAGCTCGTAGCAGATGCTTTCCTTATCCGTGCCCGCGGTCGTGATCAGGAAGTAGAGCGGCTGTTCCCGGGCATCGCCGGAGCCCTTGGTCAGAACATCGTACAGCTTCCGGTTGGGCTGCGCATGGACCTCGTCAAACACCAGCCCGGAGACGTTCAGGCCGTGCTTGGTTCCAACCTCTGCGGACAGCACCTGATAAAACCCCGCATTGCTGTAGTTCACGATCCGCTTGGTGGCGGCGGCCACCTTGGAGCGCTTATACAGCGCCGGGGCCTTCTCCACCATACGTCGGGCCACATCGAAAACGATAGACGCCTGCTGCCGATCGGCCGCAGCGCCGTACACTTCAGCGGCGGGCTCGTTGTCGCCATAGAGCAGGTATAGAGCAACCGCGGCAGCCAGCTCGGACTTTCCGTTTTTCTTCCCGATCTCCACATAGGCAGTACGGAACTGCCGATGACCCTTCTGATCCACGATGCCGAAAATGTCCCGGATGATCTGCTCCTGCCAAGGCAATAGCCAGAACGGTTTCCCGTCCCATTTGCCCTTGGTGTGTTTCAGGTTCTCAATAAAAGTGACGGCCCGATCCGCTTTCGCCTTATCATAATGAGAAGTCGGAAGCATGAATCGGGTCGGTTCATAATTGGTGAGTTTCGGATAATCCGCAGGCCGCACTCTGGCCATTAGCCGTCACCTCCCAGCAGCGCCTCGAGCTCATCCTCGGAACCGCTGCCGGTGGTATCTGCAATGATGCGGGAGCGGGATGCAGGCGTCAGACCGAACTGCTCCGCAAAGCGGTTCATGACCTTCAGGTACGTCTGCGCGATGGAGACCTGCGGCACCTGCTGCCAGTAGCCGGATGGCGTTTTCACGATCGTGCCGTGCTGGGTGATGAATTCCTCTGCCTCTTTCCAGCGGGCATAGGCTTGGCAGTAACCGGCAAAAGCCGCCATGTCCACTTCCGTCAGGACACCCATCATCTCCATCTTCTTGGAGAGCCGACGCCATTCCTTTTTGGCCTCGGCTTCCAGCCACTTCGGACAGGAGGGTGCCTTCTTCACCGGCTTGGGCTCCTTGTCATTCAGTTTTCTCTTGCCCGGATTGCCTTCCAGTTCTTTGATCGCGGTAGGCGTGGGCTTTCTTCCGCGAGTAGCCATGTGTCATTCCTCCTTCCTCAAGACATGAAAAAAGCAGGCTCCGTGCCTGCGTCATAACGAGGAACACAGCCTCCCGGCTGCATTCCCGCGGTGTTCAGTTTTCGCTCAGCCCTTTCCGACGTCCGCCTCGACCTTCTTCGCCCGATCCAGCGCCTGCCGGAGCAGTCCCCGGATCTCCTTCATGAACTCAACGTCATCGGCGGTCGCGCCGACCGGATCGTACCGGATGCTCTCGAGCGTGCTGAAAAGCTCCGATGCCAGGGAATCCGCATCGTCTGTCAAGGTGTACAGGGTTTCTTCGATCTGGTTCATGTTCAGTCCTCCGTGTGCGCCATCGCCCATGCGATCGCGTGGCCGTCGTCTTCAAAGGCAACCTCGCTGGCGGTTCTCAGCCCGATGATGCCTTCGCAGGAAAGGTCGTCGTCCAGATGCTCGTAAACCGCGCCGAAGTAGCAGGGCTTGCCTTTGCCGGTGTAGTAATGCCCGGCGAGGAGCACCTTGTCTCCAAAGTTCAGGACCTTGCTCCAGCGGCATTCGAGGTCTTCCGGGGTGCTGGGATTCGGAAGCCGGTAGGTTCTCATCGCGTCGTTGATCGTCATTGTCGTGTCCTCCGTATGTGTGTTTTCCCTTTCGGGTACTGTATATATCACTCTAAACGGAGATAATAGCAAGATAATTCTGCGCCATAATATGTACAAATAATCCGCGCCGGAATTGGGCACATTATGACGAGAAACACAGCCCTTTCAGGCTGCGTCCCCGGCGGCGGTGCTGGCCCTTATCTCAGGGCTGCGGCAAAGAGCTCTTTCTCTTCCCGGGTGTAAAGCTCGGTCCAGGGATGCTCTTCACCGTGCAGGTCGTAGGTCAGGCCGTAGATGTAAATGATCCGCTCCTTCTCGTCGTACATCCGGCTGTCGACTCTCACGCTGGCGGGGTGGAATCCGAGGCTTGTGTAATGCTCGTGAAGGGCCTGCTTGTATTCGTGGCTGCCGTCCGTCCGGATCGTCAGGGTGGTTCCGTAGCCGAGGGTGAATCCCTTCAGGCTCCTGCGGATGTAGTTGAATTCGTTTCTCTCGCTGCGCTTCATGTTTTTATCCTCCGTTCGTTTTTGTACTGTATATATCACTCTGAACGGCAGATATATCAAGACAATTCTGCACCATAATGTGCACAAATAATCCAGGCTGGAACTGTACACATTATGAACGACCAACAGAGCCCGTAGGCTCCGTGGTGGGGCGGGTTTTGCCGGTGCTCAGTTCAGGCTGAAGCGGATGCCCTGCACCTCGTAGGGTTCTTCATCGCCCCAGCGGGTCTCCTGCCGGGTGATGGTGCAAAGGCCCATCATCGTGCAGCCCTCGGCGGCGAAGGCGTGCAGGTTTTCCATGACCGCCGTGCTCTGGTTGGTGTAGACAAAGGTCTCGATCCCGGCGCTGCGGAGCGCCTCGACGAAGTCGCGGACTTCCTTTTCCCAAAGGAAATCGTCCATCTCCAGCTCGGCCTCCTTGCGGCTGATGCTGCTGGCCCAGGCGCGGTAGGCTTTGCAGGCTCCCTGCTCAAAGGGGAACTTGGCGGCCTGATCCTCGGCGTACCAGGCGCGGAGCTCGTCACTGTCCCAGCCGCGGGTGTCGATGATCTGCTGCTTGCGGGCTTGACGCTCGACGCGGGCGGCCTCGTACTCGTGGCCGATGCGCTTGAGGTTCTCGAAGTAGGTGTTGTTGGTAAGCATGGTGGGTACCTCCGTATGTGTGTTTTCCCCCTTGGGGTACTGTATATATCACTCTAAACCGGAGATATATCAAGTTAATTCGGAGGCATAATGTGCACAAATATGTGCCGCCGGAATTGTCCAGAATACGACCAAAAGAGCCGTCCGGCTCTCTTGGCTGCGAGGCTCAATCGGTCTCGCCGGTCAGGATGAAATGCACGTACTCGCTGCGATGCTCCTCGATGTAGCAAACCAGTTCGTAGTAGTTCCGGTCGTAGGCAAGGCGCTGGACCATGTTCAGGTCAAACATATTCGTCAGGCCGGTGTCCCGGATGGCGAGGATCTGCTCTCGGATGGTTTCAGTCATGGTCGATCCTCCTGCACGCGTCTTCACCGTAGGCAACCCCGAGGCCGCATCCGTTATCCCAATTCACGTGGATCGTGCCGACCGAGTCGACTCCGACGACGGTCCCGAGCGTGCCGATGGGCGGGGCCTGCACATCGTCCATCCTCAGAAGCTCCACCCGGCATCCGGCGGGGAAACCTTCACGCAGGTGCTCGACAATCTCAGGTCTCGGGGTTCTCATCTGCTGCCGCCTCCTTTGCTGCCTTCAGGGCTTCGCGCTTCTCAGCCTGCCGGGCCTTCCACTTCGCTTCCTCGGCCGGGGTGCGGAAAGCGCTGTGCCCGGTCAGGTTTTCCATGAGCACCTTGCGGGTGGTCTTGAACTCGGGTCCGTTCATGCCGAGCCGGGTGAGCCAGATCCGGAGCGCGTATTTCTCGTTCTCCTCGTTGACCGCCTTAGCCTGCACCCGCTTCTGCTCGATGGCCTGCTTGTTCATCATGGCCACCAGTTCCGTGAAGGCCCGCAGGCGTTCCGGCTCCGTGGTCTCCGGGAGAGAGGTGAAGCTGATCTCCTCCGGGGTGATCGTGATGCCGTCGAGCACCTTGCCGTGCTCGTCCTCGTAGGCGGCGATCGCGCTCAGGAGGCTCTCCACCGTCAGGATGCAGGCGTCGTCCTGCAGGGAGTCCGTCAGGCCCTGTTCGACCCGGAAGCTGGTGCCGAGCGCCTTGTTCAGGAGGCTGGCCCGGGTGTAAACGAGGTTGATCAGGTTCCGAAGGCTGGCCCCGGTGTGGCGCGTCAGCGGCAGGCTGACCGTGAGCTCCACCGGTTCGGCTTCCTGCGGTGCAGGCGCTTCCACGGGCTGGGGCGTTTCCCCGGTGCCCTCGAAGCCTGCTGCGGCAAGGGCGTCGATGATCTTCTGGATGGTGGCGGCGTCGGTGTTCTCGTCCCAGACCATCGTGCCGTCCTTCTCGATCGTGATGCCGTCAATGCAGTAGGCCATGCTGGGCATGCCCTTGTAGGTGGCCTTGACTCCGGTCTCGTGGGTGATGATGCTGACCAGCTGCTTGCGGTCGCTTCCGGTTACGTTGTAGTTGATTTTCATGGTATGTACCTCCGTTCATGTTTTCCCCTTGGGG